AATTGAATTGCATTCTATCTCGGTCTTATAAACTTAAAGAATTTTAGTCACAGCAGATTTTATTTTCTACTCCCCTCCCCCACATTATCATGGACAAATCTAAGAAGTATCTATCTGATGCTAAAGAAATCATCAAGGCTAATGGTCTTGAAGAAAAATTTCTCGCCGCTGCTGGTCTTTCATCTATGGATGAACTCGACCCTAAGAACTTCGCTGAGTTTGAAGCTCCTGCTCCTCCTCAAGTTATGAAGCCCTCTATCGCCGCTGCCCCCATCATTCAAAAACCGCTTTCCAAGCAGGTTGCTGATGCCTCTACTGGCTTTAATCCAGAGAGCGCTTCTGATATGCTCAGACCATTTATTGGTCTAAAGATTAACTACAAAGCTAGGAAGACTGTATCTACCTATGCTCCGTCCTCTCTTATGATGGATTATATTCTCCATCAAGTTAACAATTTACTTGTTGATAATTTCTACTTTCGTCGGGCTTGCCCCGATTACCACCCTTACATCTTACGCCTTTACTATGGCGTTTTGTTTTGGATTCAATGCATGCGTGCAATGAATCATGCTAGGCTGCTTCACGCTGAAGCCTCCCAATGTCTGTCAACATTCTTGGATGCCTTCCCTGCTGACTCCCTTCCAATTTCAAGTCCTTTACTTGACTTGTTCAAAACTCTTTGCTGCTCCCAACCAGAGATTCCCACTTTTGGAGTTGTATCTCCTACTCTCCCATTCCATCCTGGCCCTGAAGCTAGGAGCGCTTTTATGCTGGCTGATGCTACCAGCCATGTTTTACCCAACATTCCTGGGATTTTCGCTTTGATCGAGAACCTCCGGACCTGCCTCAACCCTGGCGATGGGCAACAGCCCAATCTGCCTGCTAAGGGTAAACATATCCCCGTTACCAGTACCGCCGCTGCGGCAACTGTTTTCGGTCACCACCAATTCCCAATTTTGGCCAACAGGTCAAATGCTGAAAAATGGAGCCTTTGCTCCTCTGGACTACAATATCCTTGTGAAGCCGATCGTCGACTTCACGAAAATTTTTCTGAAAGGCTCGATAACTTCGAGTTTCCTGTCACTGCCGAGGATGATGACCTCAGGTTTTATAGTGACTTTTTGCACATTACTAATAGTCTAGCTTGGTTTGCCCAAGTTAGAGATGTTGCTGCCAATGAAGCTGCTTTCTTCAATGGCTCTGGCACTTTGGCTGACTGTCCCCCTTTCGGGATTGCTGCCAATCAGATTACTGCGGGCTATTTAGCCCCAATTATTCAAGTTGCTGCTCCTACCCGGAGTGCCGACCCTGCCTCCCTCTTTCCATTCGCTATTAAGCTCGAAACCGCATCTCGAGCTCTTCCTGAATTAGCTGAAGCGATGGCTGCACTTGCGCAGACCAACGTGAATATCTACCCGACCCATCCCTACTACAACCACATTGGTGCTGAGTCGCGCCGTGGACCGTTCTGGAACCTTGCTCCCGTTGAATCCTCCATCACCGATCACTCGAGCTATCTCTCACTCCGAGAGGTTGTGCGCGGTTTAATGAAGCCCAAAGGCTAATTAAACTTGCCGGTTTTCATGTCTTCTTGTTTGAAGTTCTGATTTTCCGTTTTTCCTTTTTTGTTGAACCATTAATTGAAAACAAAAAAAAATATTTCCTTTGTTTAATTAAGGTTTTGAAGTAATTCTCTTCCCTTTTCGATTACCTCGTTTTTCGTTCTTAGTACTTTTATTTATCCTTTTATTTTCTACTTAAAGAAAAAAAACCAAAAAAAAAAAAAAAAAAAAAAAAAAAA